ATCCGCTCTCCCAGATGCTCTTGACCAGCGCCATTGCCATGTCATGCCTCCTGTTTTAGAGGGGTTGGTTCCCCTGGGCTTTACTGTCGGCGCCGTCTCGTGGGCGCTGGGGTCTCCTCTGCTTCCGCCAGTTCGTCACTGACCGTCTGCTCGTCATCAGTAGTAGTGGTGGGCGGCTCCAGTTCGGCAGGAGCCGCCCTGACGGAGGCAGGCGCTTCCATCCCGTGTTCCGCTTCGTCCAGCAGCGCCATCACGCGCGACCGATACTGCGGATAGAGTTCGTAGTCCTCCGTCAGCATCCGCCGCAGACCAGCGATGTCCGCCGCCGCGCCCGCATCAATCGCCGCTTGGATCGCGTCTCGACCACGGCTCTCATCCGTGGGCTTCAGGCGATACCGCTCGATGAAGATCGACAGGACTTGCTCAAGCTGCTTCATCGCTGATCGCGTCCTTTAACCGCTGCCATCAAGCCACTCCCCCTACGCATTCGCGGCCCCAGGATTCAGCAGGTTCGGCAGGTTCGTCGGCGTCCGCATCACCTTGAGGTCGCGCTTGAGGTAGATGATGGCGCAGAGCTGGGCGTTGTTCGACAGGTCGGCCTGGTTCACGCTGATGTGCGTGTAGCCGGCGTCCAGATCCTCCGCCTCGACCGGAATCACGTAGATCTTCTGCTTCTGCGCATCGTCCGCGACCGCCGTCATGAGCGCCGCGGCCGTCTGCGTGGTCTTGACCCACGCCTCATCGTTGTCGAGCGTGGTCTCCGCCTTGCGATAGATAGTCGCAAGAGTGGCCAGGTCAGCCGACGTGCCGCCCGTGTATGCCGTGTGCTGCTGAAGGCTGGGTACGGGGTCGTCGCCGTCCGTGCCCGCGCCGTAGATCAACACGATGTCGATCCCGCCGCAGTCCTCCATGCTGATGAGCTTGCCGGTCGCGCCCGCCGTGCCGAGGTCCACCGGCGCCAGCGCGAGACCGATGTCGTAGAGCCGTCCGAGTCCGAGTTGTGACATCCTGTTCTCCTTGCTCTCTCAGGGGATTAATGCTGAGAGGCACTGGGCCGGTGGCGGGGGTTGAGTGCCGCCACCGGCTGGATTCCATATATAATTCACACAGCCGCTGGTACCGGCGCCGTTGGGGTACCAGCCCAGCGGTGTCGGGAAGGCGGTGTTGTGCCCTACAAAGACCCTGACAAAGCCCGAGCTAATGCGCGTGAACGGATGAAGCGCTGGCGTCAGCGACATCTTGAAGAAGCCCGTGCCCGTGATCGACGCAAGTATGCTGCTAACAAAGAGCAGAGAGCCGCGTACGACCGCCAGCGCAAAATCGCGCATCCAGAGAGACAGACAAACTGGAATCGCACCTACTACGCCAATCACACCGCAGCCGAAAAGGAACGCTCTCGCCAGTGGCGTAAAGACCACGCTGTTCAGCGACGAGAGTACGAGCACCGTCGCCGAGCGCGAATGGTCGCGACTACCGTCGTACCCGTCAGCACAAACGAGATTTACGAACGGGATCGCGGACTCTGCCATGTATGCGGCAAATCCGTTCCTCGCGCTCATGTTTCCCTTGACCATCTCGTCCCTTTGTCCCTCGGCGGGAGCCATACCCCAGAAAACGTCCGGGTAGCTCACCGCCGCTGCAACTTCCGGCGTGGCACTAGTGGCCCCGCTCAACTTCTCCTGCTCAGCTAAGCCCTCGCACCAAGAATCACGAACGGCGACAGACTGTCTCCGTTCTTTGGAGTTAAACTCGACTGAATCCACGGTCGGCCATCGACCCGCAGGATCAGCTTGATCTCGGTCTCGTCGTTCATGAACCGGCTGTGCTCGCTGGACTCCAGCGACACCGCCTGCCGGTCGCCGATCAGGTAGAACCCGAAGTCGTACAGGCCGATGTCACCGGCGGAACCGAGAGCCGGCACCTTCTCCGTGAGGATCAGCGGGCGTCCGAGCATCGTCAGGTTCGGAGCAGCGTTGATATTCACCAGCGACACCGGAGCACCACCCGTGCCGACCGGGACGCTCAGCGTCATGAGCTGCGGGAAAGTGGTCGGGTTCGCCAGCCATACCGTGCTCCCGAGCGCCTGCGGCAGCACGCGGGCGTACATCTTGAGGATGTTGTCGACAACGATCGTCGCCGCGACCTGGTTCGTCTCCTTGGTGACAGTGATCAGCGCGCCCGAGTTCTGCACGCCGAGCGGCTCACCGACGCCACTGCCGGTGATGAACGCCACGTCCTCGGTGAAGTTGATGCCAGCGGGGGCCGAGCGCATCAGCCACGAGTTCAGCGCCGGAGCGTCGCGCCACAATTCGTTCGGGATGCGGGCGCCACCCGTGAGCTTCCAAGCTTCCAGCTTCACGCGGCCGAACTTCGCCTCGCTCGCGGCGATCGTGCCCGATTCCGGCGTCCAGGTGAACGTCATGCCGCCGAAGAATGTCCCGCCCGCGTGAGTGGTCACGTCCACGAACGGCAGGGAGATTGTGCCGCCTTGCATGTCGATCACGGAGGCCCGAGGCCGCACGACGGCGCCTTCGAGCGCCAGCTCGTAGATGTTCGACCGAAACTCCTCCGGGATCAGCGTGCCCGCCGACGCCGGGTCCGCCGTGCTGTAGGCGTTCATGACCTCATGGACCTTGTCCATGCGAGGGTCGGGGCGGTTGGTCATATTGAAAACCGACCGCGCGAAGTCGCCCAGGTTGGCGAACCCGAGACCGTCAAGCGCCGCGCCTGGGGCGATCGGGTTGTATGAAGCCGCCTGCTTTGCACCCTCGCCCATGCCTTCCGGCCGGCCCAGCGTCGGGCGGTTGACGCCGTGCTCCTTCAGGAGCGTCTCGATCGTCGTCTTGGCGGCTTCCGTGACCTTGTCCTCGATCGCCGTTGATCCAGTCCAGCCAGCCTCGACCGCTGCTTTGACGATCTCGGCCATCTCGCCGCGCTCGTCCGTCGCCTTCGCGTATGCCCGGTTGAACTCCGTCCACTGACCCGCAGCGATGATCTGGGCGGCCACCTTCGGGTCGTCCATCATCTCCTGCATCTCCGCCGCCGTTTGCGGGATCGCGAGCTTGGTTGCCGTTACCATCAGTCTCCTCCTCTTGCGCCGAGGCCGACGCTAATTCCTCCACTGGTTGCTTGCTTCTGGAACAGTTCTTCGAGCGTCGGCTCCGGTGTGTACGATGCGCTCTTGCGGAACTCCGACCCCAGATCCGTCAAGAGCTGCAACGGCATTCCGCCGATGGTCTTGTCCATTTCCATCATCTGTGCGCCGTGACCGGCACAGAGCGCCACGTCCATCGACACGCCATCGCCACAGTCAGGGACGGCGCACTCGGCCATGTCCTCGTTCTTGACCTGAGCCCACTTCGGGATGTGGCGATATCCGTACTTCGCGACGTTGAACACGCGCCCGCTGAGGTTGCTCGCGCCGGTCGCACCTACCATGTCGTCAGCGAGCCCCGCGTCAACGGCGTCCTGCGCCTTGAACCACGTCTCCGCGCGCATCTTCTGGCGCCAGTCCTCGACCGACCCCCCGGCACGTCCGGCGTAGATTCCGGCGATGTTCTCGCCGTAGGTGTTCAGCATCTCGATGGCCTTCGCCATCGTCTCGGCGTCGCCCATTGCCATCAGGTGTGGCTCGTGGATCATCATCGTCGAGCCCTTGCCCATCGACCGCTTGCCATCCGCAGCCTGCACGATGAAGCTGGCGCTGGACGCGGCGAGACCGTCTACGGTGGAGTTCACCGTCGCGGGATGGCGCGAGAGGGCGTTGAAGATGGCCATGCCGTCATCGACAGAGCCGCCGGGGGAGTTGACGAACAGGTTGATGACCTTGGCTTTGACAGTGTTGAGGGCGTCAACGAATGACTGTGCGGTTACGCCCCAATAGCCGATCTCGTTGTAGAGGTAGATATCGGCTTCGGCTGCCGCTGCGTTCTGGATTTCGTACCAGGATCTCGACATCGTTCCCTCGCGAACGCGAAAAAGCGCCCACTCGGGGCGCTAGGCCCGCGAATGGACGCTTCTGGCTCGCGTGGAACGCGCAGCGTCAAACTAGATTGCTGCGGCGATTATGGGCTTAGTACGGCTACCTTGTCAAGAGCGCGGAAGTTGACCTTGCATTTCGGGCAGTGCAATTCGGGGTTTCCGGCGACATCGCGGGCGATCAGCTTCCCGCAGTCGTGCCGCACCTCCGCCACCACATCATCGGGCTCGCCAGACGGCAATTGCCTCGGCGGCGGCGACGGCATCTCGATCTCGCCCGCATGCACCCGCACCGGGATCATGTTGGCCGGGATCAACAGCGTCCCCTCCGCGCCGGGGTCGAGCCCCATCCCGTCGCGGGCTTCCTCCCAAAACTCCACCCCTCCCGCGACGTTCTTGCGGTGGCGGTCATGTTGCTTGTCCACATCCTCTTGCAGCGCCTTGATGTCGGACAGGTCGTACAACACCTCATCGATCCCGCCGAAGTCTGCGTCCGGCTGTCCAAGCCGAAACGCCAGGTTCATCGTGTCGTCCATGTCCGACAAAAGCGGCGTCATGGTGATGTCCCACAACACCTGCCAGTCCTGCCGCTTGTTCGCGTAGCTGGACGACTCGTAGCCGATCAGGAGCCCGAGGATCGAGCCCGGAATCCCGAAGCGCATCGCGATCCGCGCCTCAGACACGGCGTCCAGTTCCTTCGGCAAGGCGTCACGCAGCCCGCGCGCTAGGCCCATCTGTTGATAGGACGATTCGGCCTGGTCGAGGATCAGCATCTCGTGCCAACCCGACGACCCACCGAACTGGCGCTTGATGCGATCGCGGATATCGTCCTTGGCATCCTGCGACACCCGCTGCTTGATGGTGAGGATCGACCCCGGCCCCGCGCCGCCGCGCTCGAAAAAGGTCTTGAGGAAGCCCCGCATGTAGTTGTCGATCTCGACACGCGGGAGGAGCTGCAACAGCGGCGGCATGCCGTAGTATTCGTTCAGCGGGTTCAGCGTCTTGAAGTGCATCACATCGCTGGCGTCATACGTGATCCGCTCCCGGCCGACGTTGTATTCGTATCCCGCGACGTACCCGGCGCCGGGGATCACCCTCACACGGTCAGGCCGCAGCCGCCACAGTTCGCCGACGTTCCCCAGCGCCCCGCGAGCCTTCAGCACGTAGGCGTTGCCCGCGATCATGCGGTCCATGACGAGCGTCGATGTGAACTGCCCGCGCGACATGAACGGGTTGGGGTTGTTCAGCAGCCTGACGAGCGGATGGTTTGGCAGTTCCTCGATGAACTGGTTACGGATCATCCACTGCCGCACTAAGGCCAGCGGCATGCCCTTCGCCTGTAGCGCCTGCTCGACGCGGCGCACTTCGGCCTTTGCCTCCGCGATGGGCATCAGTGCGAGTGGCGGGCGCTCATTGCGGACGGTGGGCTTCTCGCGGCGTAGACGGCGGCCGATGATGTGCGGCTCTGCGGCGGAAGTGGCCAGAAGGTCGATGGCGGAGGCAACGATCTCGTTTGCGGCGTAGGCTCGGGCGTTGGTGAGGTATGTCCCCTGCCCCGCCACCACTGGACTAGACCCGAAGGAGAGAGGCATCGGCGGGGCCTCATTCCGCACCAGTGGCGCAAAGAGCTTCATCAGGCCTCCAGCCGCGCAATTACGGCTCGACACCGCGTAATCTTCTTCTGGATGCCTGAAATGGCACTGTCGAGATTGCTGACTGCGGTGTCGCGCCCTTTGATGTACGCCACCAGTTCCTTCTCACATGCAGCGATCTCCCTTTGAAGGTACTCAATGTGCTCAATGATTGGCCCGGCGTTTGTCTCCGTTACCACATTCATCCTCCCACGATGTGAAAGACCCGCCACGCCATCCCGGCCGTCACCGCGAGCGCCAACACCGCTCCCGCGCCCAAGCATAGCAAGATCACGCCTTTGCCGAGTACAGCCAGATCCTCAGCGTCTATCAGGTGCCCGGCGATCCTTGCCAGTGCCTTCATTCAAGCGTCTCCAAGAACTCGCCAAACTTGATGAACTGATCGCCACTGCAATGATGCAACCGGCGCGGAGGCGTCTCATTCCCCCAATTGTCGCGCCCAATGAACGGGAAGTCGCCGTCGTGCCACACCCAGACATCGATACAGCCGCCGTCGTTCTCTCTGGGATCGCTCATGCCGTCACCTTCTCCCCGAGCTTCTGGAGGATCTCCGTCAGTCGCTCGTGTGTTGGGCACCATGCCGCCCATTCCCACGGTTCATCTCCATACCGCGCCTCGCAGCCAAACTCACACGGGATCTCCATCAGAAGTTCGGCCTGCACTTCCAGAATCAAGCGGTCGAACGCAGCAACATACGCTTCCTCCCGCTCGCAACGCCCCGCCCGAATGCAGCCCGCTCGCTCGTGCTCCGCGATCGTGTGGCGCTTCGTCACCGACTCGGCAGCCGCTCGCCGCGCTTCTTCAACGCTCATGCCCAGAACTACCCTTCCTCCCTGCCGATTGGCGTGCGGCAGTCGTCCTCCGCCAACCAGACCACCGCCACGCGCTCCCCCACCACGAACGCGATCTGCAACACGGAGGCTTTGTCGATGCGACCTTCGTTCTCGCCAGACGCATCCTGTAACACACCCACCCAATGCTCGAATGGCCCCGACACCACCTCGACGAGCTGCCCCTGCCGCCACCGTTCCCATATCGTCGTTTGGCGTACCATCCTCGACTGATCCACGCTCATGCCGTTCATGTACGCAACCCTCTCCGCGCGACCGGCCTAAAGATCCTCTCTGCTTCCCGCTGCTCCTTCTCGTTGAGGGCGTCCACGATGAACTGGGCCGTCTCCTCGTCTACGGCATCGGCAAACCATGCGCGTCCAACACCAATGGAACACGGAAGCGCCTGCCCTCGCACCTTCTTTTCCTTCACCCACGTCCACGTCCTCATGCCCAGAACACCCCCACTTCGCCCGTATCGTTCACGATCATCCGCGACAGCGCATTGACCACGGCCGCGATGCCGTCGATGCGCTCTGTGCTCTTGCTCTTGTCCGGCTTGATGTTCCCGGCGGGGTCTTGGGCCACAGCGACGTTCGCGGCGTTCCACCGCAGTACGGGGTTGTTCCCGTGCCGTAGCGTCCCCTCCATGACCCTTCGCTCCAGTTCCTTCGAGGGCGCGGTGAGGCTCGCGAACCCCTGCCGGATCGCCACCACCTCAAAGCCATCGCCCATGAGCTGCGTGCTGATCTGCGTGGCGTTCCAAGGGTCGCAGTCGATCTCGCGGATGTTGTACCCCTCCGCCAGCAGGTCGTTGATCCGCACCCGGATCACGTCGTAGTCCACGACGTTGCCTTCGGTGGCCTCCATGTATCCCTGCCGCACCCACATATCGTAGGGGACGCGGTCTTTCTGCGCGCGTTCGCGCATCTTCTCCTCTGGTATCCAGTAGTACATCAGTACGTCCACCACATCTTCGTCGTCGGGCTCGAACACCAGCGCCAGCGCCGTGAGGTCGGTCGTTGACGAGAGGTCGAGCCCCGCCCAGCACGGACGGCCCTTCAATCCGAGGGAGTCAACGGGGTCGCCGCACGCATCCCAGTGCTCCATGTCCAACCACCGAATTGCGGATTCCGTCCAGACGCAAAAGTTCAGCCGGAGCACGATGTTGAGCTTCGACGGCATGCCCTTCGCTTCCGTCACCTGCTCCCGGAGGTACTTGTAGGGGAGGATCGGCCCCAGGCCGGGGTTTGCCTTCGGCCAGACCGCCTCATCCGTCCAGTCGTCGCACCCCTCGCAGCCGGGCGACGGCTGGCTGTGCTCGGAACAGTGGTCGAGCTGGCAGACGTACGCAAACCACGAATCATCCTCCAACACACCCTCCAACACCTGCATCGAATAGACGTGCTGGCGGTAGCAGACGGAGTTGCGGTCATAGCCGGAGTTTGTGATGCCGACGATCATCGCCTGTCGCCGGCGCTTCGTGCCTGCCCGCATTTTGTCCACCACCAATGCGCTGGGGTGTTCGTGCAGCTCGTCGATGAGCGCCATGTGGACGCGCTTGCCGTCCAGCGCCTTCGCCTCGGCCGAGATCGCCCGAAAGAACCCCTTGTTGGCTTCGTAGGCGATGTTGTTGACCGTCATCTCCAACAGCGCCGACAGGTCTGGAGACCGCTCGACCATCTTCTCGGCGTCGGAGAACAGGATCTTGGCCTGGTCGCGCGTTACCGCCGCGGCGAACACCTGGGGCGCGTCCTCGCGGTCGGCCACGAGCCCGTACAGTCCCAGGCCTGCCGCCCAGGGCGATTTGCCGTTGCCTTTCCCTTCCTCGATGTATGCGGTACGGAAGCGGCGGAAACCGTCGCGCGACTTCCAACCCATGAGACAGCCGGTCTTGAACTTCTGGAACGGCTCTAGCCTGAACGGCTGCGGGGCACCGTCCGGGTCATCGCCCTCGGGCAGCGTCAGCACGCTCTCAAAGAAGTCGATCGCGTGCTGGGCCGCGTCGTCGTCGAACCAGTAGCCCCACTCGGGGTCGGAGTCCGCCCGCGCGAGATCGCGGATGTGGCGCTCGCTCGCCAGCCGTACCGGCTTCCCGGCGACGATCTCGCCCGAGAGCACGCGCTCGGCGTAGTCCGTGACGGCGGAGCGGGTGGCGGTGGTCAAATCGTCCTCACCGGCAGCAGTCCACCGTATCCGTTCACCTTCTCCCAGAACGCATCGACCTGGCGCTTGTCCTCCCAGGCCAGCTCCAGCGACGCCGAGATTTCGCCTGTGTGGATGTCGTCGTAGGTAGCGACTCCCGGCGGTGCGAACTGAGCAACAGGGGTGCCCATGTGCATCTGTCTCGGCTCAACTTCACCCGACTCGACCCGATCAGCCAGATCGCGGAGCATCTTACAGAAGTGCTCCCGAAACACCCGCTGGCGATCTTGATGCTCCTTAATACTCACCCCTGCCTCCGTTCGTCCCAGTGCTCGACACGCACGCGCCCATATGTCCGATACCGCACGAACTCACCATCGCACATGATGAACTTCCCGTCCGCGTCCTTCCGCAGCCTCACGCACCACCCCCAGCCGGTTGGCGTCACATCAACGACCGTGGTCTCGTCTGTGACATCCTCACCGTTGAGCCACACTCGCCCCTCCGGCCCAAGGCGCTGTTCGGGGATGGTGGCGTCGAACCTCATCGCTACACCACCCCATTGGTCAGTAGTGCGAAGTAGTGAGCTTGTTCGACCTCAATGGTTAGTTGCCGCTCTCTCCACAAAGCCGCGGCCTCGGCGCGACTGAAAGACCAGAGCGGGCATGCGTCCCTCTTGTGCGCCCAGCGGCGTGAGCCCGTCGCGCCCGGCAGCGCCGTCGCCTCGCGCGGCCAAGGCCATCCCGGCGGACAGATGCATTCAGCGCCAGCACGCATTAGTGAGTTGTCGCACGTACCCAAGTGTCCGCCGACGTAGTTTGTTCCACAGCAGACGCGCGGCTCAGCCGCTTCCCATTGCTGCTCCGTGAGGGTGAGTATCCGCGCAGAAATGTAGATGTGGGTCGTCGTGCTCATCCCTGCCTCCGTTCCATCAGCGTCTCCAGCGGCGACTTCTTCTTCGGCTTCGGCTGCGCCTTCACTCGCGTCCTACTCGACGGGCTCATGCCGAACTCCACCAGCGCCTTCATCATCTGCTCCATCGCCTTGTTCGCGATCGCGAGGTACGGGGACTGAACAAGGAACCCGGACGGAGCCTTAATCACCGTTCCGAACTTGTTCAATTGCTCCTCTGCCTCCACCCATCGCCCGTACGCCTGACAGTAGATGCTCAGCGCCGCGCCGTCGATCTCCGTCACCAGCCCCATCGCCAGCAG